ACATTGCAGCCATCAGGAAACATCCTGGAATGACTCAGGCCCGGATTGCGGAGCGCACCAGCATACCGCAGCCCACTATCAGCAAGATAGAGCGCGGCGACGTCGACGATGTCATGTCGCGCAACTATAGAGCACTTCAATCGCTTTACCTTGAGCTGATCGGTGCCGAAGGCGCCCCCGCTACGACAGAGAAGCGGGCGGCCGCATGAATCAACTAGAACTTGTTTGTCAGCTTGCTGAGGTCGATTTCCAGCTTTCGAGCCTCGCTCACATTGGCGCTTGTAATCTTGATCAATCCTTCTTTGTCCAAGGCGAGCCGCCCGCCGCATTCGCAAATGAGGACGGACGCACTTTCTCCATTTGCGATCTTCGTGAACTGGCGGACCGTCTTGATCAGCTCTCTGCTGCACTTCGCGCAGGTCAGTTTGATACGTATTGCTGCGAAAAAGGCGACTTGATGCAAGACGCTCAAATTTACGTAGATACATCCTGGTTGAGTGCGCAAGTAGCTCTGTTGCTAGAACTTCTTGAAAGCATCGCCGAGAGTCGCCGCGAGCATGGCTTGAACCTTGTCCGTGGCTATCTTGATCGCCTGGGCGCGAATATCCGCATCGGTGAGCACGTACGCACAGTTGCTGCAGATGGCTCCGTGCATATCTCCATTCCCGTACTGCTCGGCGCTGACTTTGAAAGCGTTCTTGCCGCACTTCGGACAGGAGAAGCTGATGAGATATGAATCCATGGGAATCCCTTTCGTTGTTGGTGTGTTGCACCTCCATCGTAATTCGACCGCGAAAGCAATCTGAATGTCGATAGAAACAAAAGAGCTGCGCGGACTCGCGCCCGCCGACCTTGTGCGAGCGCTCGACGCAATTGCCCTGGCCAAGGGGTTGGATCGAAACGCGTACGTAAATCAAGTCCTCGAGCTGCATGTGAAGTTGTACCTCGACGAACTCACTGTAGTAACGAGCATGCTCCGCGGCAATCCACTGCTGGCGGATTCAACACGGAGTCAGCAATGAACAACAAAAATGCGTTTAACTGGCGCACCGGCGAGCCGTCGATTTTTTACTCTGCGGCAGCTGAAAAGTCAGCCCGGCGTACAGCTGCGCGAGGGATGGCTCTTGACCGTCTCGGACGGCCGGTCGTCGAAATGACGCCTCGCTCGAAAAACGCGATTTCGATTTCAAAGTCTTCTGACACAGATCGCAATCGAAAAATTTCGCGGGGGACGAACAAATGAAGACGCTTGTTGCAAGCACGAGCATCGACACATACAGATCGATTTCAGTGCGCGAATTGTCAAAAAAAGAGAGAGAAGTTCTTGATCTGATGCAGCTCGGTTATCGCATGACGCGCGAGCAGATTGCAGATGCGTTGTCGTGGAAAGAAGCAAGTGTTTGCGGTCGCGTGAACAGCCTCGTCGCCGCCGGAAGACTGGTGGAGTTTGAGGGTGGCCGAACTTCGAGCGGCCGGCCCGCCAAGTTCGTGCAGATCGCGCCGACAGAACCCCAGCGGGAGTTGTCTCAGTGACAAAGCGCCCCGCTCCATACAAGGTGACTGCAGAAACGGTTACGCCGCTGCGCGGTAGCATGATGACCCATTTAACAATCAGGAGTGGAAATGTCAGAAGACAAGTGGAACTGGGGCGACCAGGAATCGGTTGTGATCCAGTCGGTGCAGGCGACTGCTGTATATACAAATCCCAAGGGAGACATTGTGATTCGGCAAGAGTCGGCTCTTGGGGGCGACGATCAATATGTCGTTGTTCCCAGAAAAATGGCCGATGCTATGGCGAAGGCCATTCGCGCCGAATCCAAGAAGGAATTCATACCCGATTAAGTGAATTTACGCGCCCCCGCAATTGGGGGTGCAAATGAAGCGCCCTTCCTTCCAGTTCTATCCAGCAGACTGGAGAAACAATGCAAAGCTGCGCCGCTGCTCAGAAGCTGCGCGCGGGGTCTGGATGGATGTTCTATGCGTCCTGCATGATTCTGATGAGTACGGTGTGTGCCGATGGCCATTGGCCGATCTGGCTCGCGCTGCTGGCGCGAATCTGAAGCTGCTCAAAGAGCTATCCCAGAAAGATGTACTCAAAGGTGCAGACAAGAACAACGCCCCCTACGTATATACGCCTCGGCATGCCGGAAAGAATGGCGACCCGGTAACGCTAGTGGATACAGATGGCGGACCATGTTGGTACAGCAGCAGGTTTGTCCGGGATGAATGGGTAAGGCTTCGCCGTGGTAGTAGCGCCCATTTCTCCAGCGATAACCAGCCACCAAAGATTGAACCGAAGTCAGCACCAAAGCCAACACCAAAGGGGGGGATTGGTGATCGGCAAGGATACGGCCCTACATCTTCATCTTCATCTACACCTATTGGTATTCAAACAGTTGTAGCTGAAGTTGAAAATAGTGTGTGTGGGGTGCCGCACACACATTTTCCGGAAGAATTCCGAACAGCCGCGAAAGCCCGTCCGGACCTCGATGCCGAAATGGTCTGGGCAAATTTCAACGACCACTACCCACCGGAAAAGCGCACCGTTACCCGCTGGGCGCAGTGGCTTGCGCGCGAACATGCGCCGGTAACTCCGCCGGCGTCGACCGCGCAAAAAGGCCCGGACCCTGAGCTCGAGCGAATCAAGCGCGAATCCGCCAAAGCTGCGCCGATTCCTGCTGCCCTTCGCGAGAAATTCGCTGGCATCACAGGAAGGTTGACGGGTGCCGGCGTATGACGCACTACGCCGGAAAAATGACCAGAACCTACGCCGCAAAAAAGCTGCTTGAGCATGGCCCATTGTCCCAACCAGAATTACTGGAAATCACAAGATGGAAGCCTCGCGAAGTGAGCTTGGTGACCCAGCGCCTGATGGCAGCGGGGGACGTTTACCTGATCAACCTGCACGGCACCAGGCGCTACGTGCTCGCGTCATATCGCATTGCGCCTGGATCGCAACTTTCGATCGCGCCTATGCAGTCGCAGCATTTAACGAATACGACCGGCTACTGCCGTGGCTCGAGGTGAAAAAGAAATGAGCCAGCACGCAGCAAAAGCGGTCCAAGGTCATCGGTACCGATACGGGAATACTGAAGTAATGGCAATGCAATCGGGCGTTGTTGTCGAGGTTCGCGAGATCGATCAACTTGATGTCTGCCCGCTTGGCGCCAGGCACACAGTCAAAGCAAGCTGGTTGCAGCCAGTGCCGATGCGGTATTTCCATGGTGAGGTGCCAGCATGAGCGAATTTGCACTTCAAACCGTGTTCACGGATCCTGATCAGGCCAGGGCCTGCATCAGCCACCAGATCGCTCCTTTTTGCAAAACGATGTGGGCGAATGGCGTGCAGCGCCTGACGGTCACCGTGGAACCCGAAGACGATGCCAAGACCGTCCAGCAAGGTCGGTTTCTGTGGGGTGTGGTGTACCACGAGATTGCCCACCAGGCTGTGGTCGGCGGGGTCCGATACACATCCGAGGCCTGGCACTGCTTCTACAAAAGGCTTTGTCTTCCGCGTCAGAAAAAAACTGAATACGTTGCTGGAAGAAAGCGTCCGGTCGTTTGTACCAGCATCGGAACAACAAAAGGCCTGTCCGTAAAAAAGATGAGTATTTACATCGAGAAAGTTATGGCGCATGCGGTGACTGAGCTTGGCGTTCAGTTCAGCGTTTCAAAGTGGGAAGAATACAGATGACCGAAGAAATCTGGAAAGATATTCCTGGCTATGAGGGGCAATATCTTGCGTCGAATATTGGGCGCATTAAATCAATGGTTTCCAAGAAGCCGGGGCTTATTAGGAAGCAGGATATTCGCCGCGACGGTTATGCGCAAGTTCAGCTGAAAGTTGATCAGCGGCCGGTAAATTTTCTTGTCCACAGACTGGTGGATCTGGCTTTCAATGGGCCAATCCATGATGGTTTGGTGATAAATCACTTGGACGGCACAAAGGCTAATAACGTGCTTTCGAATCTAGAGCGGTGCACATCAAGTCAGAACGTGCGCCATGCAATTGGCTTGGGATTAAAGCCGCCTGCGCGCGGTGAATCGCATGGAATGGCAAAGTTAACAGATGCAGATGTCCGTGAAATACGGGAGATTGCAAAGGTTCGAACCCCTAAGGGAAGGATTCCGCGCGGAGTTCTGGCTTGCCTATGCGTTCGGTTCGGCATCGGATATTCGGCAATGGGGGCGATTATTCGCGGTGAGCATTGGAGTCATATCCAATGACATTCAACAGAACCCGCTGCGCCCACTGTAAGCAGAAATTCTCCCCGGATCGTCTCAGTCAGATCGTGCACGTGGAGTGCATTGAGGCATGGGCACTTGCTCAGGCCGCCAAGCGTGAGCGCGAAGAAGCCAAGAAATCCAGGATGGCCGCTCGGGTTGAGCGTGCGCGCACTACCGCGCGCAAGGAAGCCATCAAGACCATCCCCCAGTTGATCAAGGAAGCCCAGCATGCATTCAATGCTTATGTACGTGCAAGAGATCGGCAGAAGCCATGCATCTGCTGTGGACAGCCTCTTGGAGTGACGGCAATTGGTGGCGGTTACGACTGTGGGCACTACCGCAGCACTGGTAGCGCCAGTCATCTTCGATTCCATGAGGACAATGCCCATGGACAGCGAAAAGTCTGCAACCGGCACGGATCGGGCAGGGCGGTTGACTACCGCATTGGTCTGATCGCCCGCATTGGCTTGGCCCGGGTTGAGGCCCTGGAGTCATCTAACGCAGTGCACAAGTGGACAGCCGAAGGCCTGCGTGCCATCAAGGCCACCTACAAGACAAAGCTCAAGGAATTGGAATCAAAGGAGACACATGGCACTCGATAGCTGGCTTTATGGCGACCCAGAGTGGGTATTGATCCGAAAACAAGAGGAAGAGGCGCGAAAAAACCAGCAATGTGGAAAGTGCGTGCACCGCGCGGAGCTGCCATTGGAGCAAAAGGTGGTGGTTTTTTGCTCCAAGAAATTTCAGACCTATGGATTCCGGTGCCATCTGTACCGAATCGCTGACGAAAAACGATAACCAAAAAGGACCGCAATGGAAGAGCAAGCCCGACCAGACGTAACAGAGCAATATTCAGTGGCCACGAATGCCAGAAACTTGCGAGTGGAAATGGATTCTGACCGGAGCAGCCAGGCTGATGTATTGATGGCTGCCAGCTGGAGCGCTTCGCGTGTGGGCGCTGCTCTGTTACGCCTGCATAGTGAATGGGACAGCGCCGAGCATCCGCGCAAGGCCACTCCAATCTATATCCATGAAATGGGATTGCTGCTAGGGAGGCTGAAAACGCTTCCCGATGTTCGGCATCAATTGGTGATCCAGGCCGATCGATGGAAGATCGAAAATTCGCTGGATGTTGTCGCCGCAGTTCTAATTTGGTGGCTTGATAGCGCGTGCACAGAATGCCATGGCGTCAAGACGGTGGTGGTGAGGGGAGGGCGCCCGCGCACATGCCGGGCCTGTAAGGGAACGGGCTTTGCAAAAATTCCTCATGGCGATGCAGGGCGCCGAATGGTTGACCACATTGATGATTGCCTGACCCGTGCACGCGGATCGATTGGCCGCCGCTTGAATGGTCTGCGTCAAAAATAGTTGCGTCAATCTGAACTATGTAGTTAGAATTGCAGCCGTCGAATGCATGAGATGCTCAATCGCTTGCATCGACGACTTTTCGGCGGTGTGTAGCGCCCCGCCTTCGGATGCTCTTGGTGCCTTGCATGTAGCGGCCAAGTCAGAAGTTGCTTAAGCTTCGCTCGTCCAAAAAATCCCTGAAGTATTAATGCTGAAGTACCAACAAGCGCAAACGCCATCCATCCGGCGTGTTGGCAGCATTAATACTTGAGGGTTAAGCGCATCGCTACTGCGTAGGATTGGGGCAACCCGGTCGCCTTCAAACCTTTTGGCCCACGCTGCAGCGCAAGACGTGGAACGGACCCGAAGGAGCCGCCTAACCTGAAGGCGTCCCACCACGGGCAAATGGTGGGTGTATCTGAGCGAATGCGTACCCGCTATCAGGGGATGCGCGTAACGGCACCACCCAGCGCGAGAGCGTAAGTCCGATGGGTGCACTAATGGATCAACCTCATGGGCCGCAAGTCAAAACTATCCGAAAAGCAATGGGCTGATGTGCAGCGCCGAGTGCTTGAGGGTGAATCTGTGCGCGCCCTGGCAAAAGAGTTTGGAATCGCAGAATCATCCCTGCGCGGAAAAATTTCCGTTGAAACCGCGCAGATAAAAGTCGTTGCGAATCAGATAGTTAGCACGGAGCGCGCTATTCAGGCGTTGCCAATTTCCGCGCAGATAACCGCGCATAACCTCGCATCAAAACTGCGCTCGATCAGTGACAACTTGGCATCAGCTGCCCACCATGGGGCCGCAACCGCCCACCGCTTGAGCGCCATTGCAAATGCCGAGGTTGCAAAGATCGACGACGCGGACCCGCTATCGAACCCTGAAGCTTTGCGCGGGGTTGCCGCGCTGACCAGCCTTGCCAATGAGTCCAGCAAGATCGGATTGAATCTGCTGGCTGCCAACAAGGACCAACTATCCCCCACGCAGCAGTCTGTGCCGTCCGGTCTGGATCATTTCTATGGCGGTGCTACTTAATGACAGGCCCACACTAAACCCAGCACTTCGGGACTTCTGGAAAGCCAAGGCGCGCAACCGCGTTCTGGTCGGGGGGCGGGCATCGTCCAAATCATGGGATGCGGCCGGCATGGCATGCTACTTCGCGGACAACGCCAAGCTGCGTATTTTGTGCGTGCGCCAGTTTCAGAACAAGATCGAGGAATCTGTCTATAGCCTGCTGAAGATTCAGATTGAGCGATTTGGCCTGAAGAATAGATTTGAGGTTCAGGAGAAGAAGATTTACAACCGAGCTACTGGCTCGGAATTCCTGTTCTACGGACTGTGGCGCTCCATTGACGAAATCAAATCGCTGGAATCGATCGACATTCTCTGGATCGAGGAAGCCCACAACCTGACTGAATTGCAATGGGAGGTTCTTGAAGCCACCATCCGCAAGCAGGGCTCCCAAGTCTGGGTGATCTTCAATCCGCGCCTTTCCACTGATTTTGCATATCGGCGCTTTGTCCGCAACCCTCCGCCGAACACGGTTTTGCGCAAGATCAATTACGACGAAAACCCGTTTTTGTCGCAGACCATGCGCGAGATCATCGAAGCGGTCAAGGTTGACGACCACGAGAACTATCTTCACATATACGAGGGCGTTCCTCGTGATGACGATGACGCATCGGTAATCAAGCGCTCCTGGCTGATGGCAGCAATTGACGCCCACAAGAAGCTTGGCATTGAGCCGTCAGGCACGCGTCGCCTTGGCTTCGACGTTGCTGACGCTGGCGAAGACTCGTGCGCTCTCATCGAGGCGCGCGGTCAGATGGCCACATGGGCGTCCTTGTGGAAAGCAAAGGAAGACGAGCTTTTGCAGTCCTGCACCAAGGTCTGGCACGAAGCCAGTACCCGCCAAGCGCTGGTGATTTACGACGCGATTGGCGTTGGCGCTGGCGTTGGCGCCAAGTTCAACGAGTTGAACACTGGGCAGTCGCGCCGGGACACGGTAAATCACCAGAAGTTCTTTGCCGGCGGATCGGTGAACAACCCCGACCGTGATTACCGGGACACCGGCATCAAGAACAAAGATTTTTTCAGCAACATCAAGGCTCAGGCCTGGTGGGGTGTGGCTGATCGCCTGAAGGCAACTTACAACGCCGTCCAGAACGGCCAGCAGGCCCAGCCCGAAGAACTAATTTTCATCGACTCATCAATTCCGCACCTGGACAAGCTGATTGACGAGCTATCGACCCCGAAGCGCACTTTTGACTTGGCAGGCAGGGTGAAAGTGGAAAGCAAGATTGATCTTGCGAAACGGGATGTTCCCTCGCCCAACCTGGCTGACGCTTTCATCATGGCTTTCCTGCCTTTGAGTGGGGCCGCCGTATGGGCCCTCTTGGCAGATTGATATGACCCGACGCAGCAAACCAAAACCGGCCCAGACAGCAGCCCCGACGCAGCAGACCTCTGACAGCTTTCAGAACTTTGCTGCGCGTGTTGGCCTAGGTGCAGGCAATCAGAACAGCGCAAGCGGGTATGGCTTCTCCCCGGTAACTCGCAATCGCGTCGAGCTGGAGTTTGCCTACCGATCAAGCTGGATTTGCGGCATGGCCGTGGATGTGGTTGCTCAGGATATGACCCGCGAGGGTGTGACCTTCAAAAGCGACATCGAGCCGGACAAGATAGAAAAGCTGCACAAGGCATCCACCCGTCTGCAAATCTGGAAGGGCATCACCGAAACAATCCAGTGGGCGCGCCTGTATGGCGGTGCGCTGGCGGTTCTGATGATCGATGGCCAGAATCTAAAGACGCCATTGCGGCTGGAGACGATCCGGCCGGGACAATTCAAAGGGCTGATGGTTTTGGACCGCTGGCTGGTTCAGCCCAGCTTCTCTGACTTGGTAACAGAGTTCGGGCCAGAAATGGGCAAGCCGAAGTTCTACACCATCATCCCTGACGCACAGGGACTGCAGAACATGACAATCCACCACAGCCGATTGATTCGGCTGGAGGGGCAGGATTTGCCATACTGGCAGCGATTGGCTGAAAACGGCTGGGGAATGTCGGTGCTTGAGCGGCTATGGGATCGCCTGATCCCTTACGACAGCGTTACTGCCGGGGCTGCACAGCTTGTCTACAAAGCCCATCTGCGCACGTACAAGGTGGATGGTCTGCGCGAAATCATCGCAGTGGGCGGCAAGGCGTTGGCGGGGCTCGCGACGCAGATCGACATGATTCGCAAATTCCAGTCCAACGAGGGTCTGACCCTGATGGACACGAAGGACGAGTTTGAGACGCACGCATATTCGTTCTCTGGCCTGAGCGACATGATGTTGCAGTTCGGCCAGCAGATCAGCGGCGCCCTGGGCATTCCGCTGGTTCGCCTGTTCGGGCAATCGCCTGCAGGCCTGAGCGCCACGGGCGATGCCGACATTGGCAACTATTACGACAACATCAAGCAGCAGCAGGAGGCGACATTGCGTCCTGGCCTGTTGAAGGTGTTCGGCGCGATGTACCGCAGCGAGCTGGGCGAAGAGCCTGACGAGTCGTTTGACTTCGATTTCACGCCGCTGTGGCAGCTGTCAGACACCGAGAAGGCAACGGTTGCGACGAACATTGCGACCGCTGTTGTGGGGGCATTCAATGCCGGTATCACTGACCGCGCAACGTCCCTTGCTGAGTTGCGGCAGTCGTCGCACACGACAGGCGTGTTTTCGAACATCACCGACGAGGCTATCAAGGAAGCCGAAGACGAGCCGCCTCCTGACCCGAACGAGATCGACCCAAATGCAAGCCCTGACGCTGGACAGAGCGAGAAGTAAGCTCGGGAAAAAGATATTCACCAATCGCGCTGAGCGTGAATACAAACGCAATCTCCGATCAGTTGCCCAGCAGATTGGCCGGCTAATCGGAGTATTCCCGCCAGGCGACCCAAGTCAAGTGCCGACCCTGATGGACATGCTCAGGCGTTATGCCGAAGCACTCACTCCATGGGCAGAGCGCACAGCGGCTCGAATGATTGAGGACGTGAATAACCGAGACCTTGCCATGTGGCGTCAGGCTGGTCTTGAGCTTCGAGCTGGCCTGCAAAAGGAAATTCGTGAAGCGCCCACCGGCCAGGTTATGAAAGACCTGCTTTCTGATCAGGTGCGGCTCATAAAGAGCCTGCCGATTGAGGCTGGGCAACGCGTACATGACCTGACCATCAAAGGGCTAGAAGACGGCACCAGGGCAAAGGAAATCGCCAAAGAAATATTGCGATCCGGCGAAGTGACCGCCAGCCGGGCTGCGCTGATTGCGCGGACTGAGGTGGCGCGAACCGCATCGAGCCTCACCGAAGCGAGGGCGCTGTCTGTGGGCAGTACCACATACATCTGGCGTACCAGTGATGACGGGGATGTGCGACCTGATCATAAAAAGCTAAATGGTCAAGCATTTCGTTGGGACCAGCCGCCCGTTGCGGATGCGAGAACGGGCGCCAGGGCAAACCCTGGCTGCATCTATAACTGCCGGTGTTATGCCGAGCCAGTAATACCCGAGTAAAGGAAATCAATGCAAAACGAAAAAATTAATTCCCTTGAATCTGCCATCGCATCTATTTGCAACAGTGGAGTCATGGGCGACTCTATGAGGGCAGAGGGGCGTTACAAGGTTGAATGCTTTGAGTATGAAGGTGGGCCGCTGCTGTGGTCGGACGATTTTGACAATGTGGTGTGCACGCTAGGGCGCAATGCCATGCTTGACAACTTCATCACAGGCAGCGCATTCACTCAGGTCGGTCCCTACATGGGGCTTATTTCGTCGGTTGGTTGGACCAATTTGGCAACAACGATCGCTTCTTTGACAAGCTACGCTGGTAGCGTTGTGACGATTGTCACTGCTGCCGCACATGGCTTGGGCGTTGGCGATACTGTGGTGATTGCTGCGGCAGCCGGAACCGGTACAAACGTTTCTGCCGTCAATGGGACATGGACTTGTGCGGCCGGCACAACTGGCACAACTCTTGTGTTCAACATTGGGGTTACCGGACTGACCATTACAACGTTGACTGGCGGCACAGTTACAACTACTAGCGGCACACGCATCGGCGACACCATGGCGACACACGCCAACTGGGTCGAGGCTGGATCGACAAATGCGCCGACATTCGCTGCACGCGGAACGCCCGCTTGGTCTTCTGCATCCGCAAATAGCAAGTCCACCAGTTCTGCTGTGTCATTCACCATGACTGGTGCGGGCACGTTGCAAGGCGCATTTATAGCCCTTGGCGCCGGCGCCGTCACGACATTAATGTCGACTGCTGGAATTCTATTTTCTGCTGGTGCATTCACTGGCGGATCACAGGCTGTGTCTAGCGGAAACGTGGTCACAGTTTCCTATTCTGTTTCCGTCTGAGGTCAATCATGTTCAAAAAAGGCGACAAAGTTGCGCAGATACAGGCCGCCCCCGTTCAGGGAGTGGTGGCGGGATTTGATATTGATCAAGAGTCCGGGGACGTTCAGGTTCGAGTCGAATGGCCAAATGAAGATGGCGGAATGCATGTTCGCCATTTTCCTCAAGACCAGCTTGAGGCGATTGAGTAATGGCTGACAATACACCCCTTAATCCGGGGTCTGGCGGCGATAGCGTTCGTGATGTTGAGCGCACGATTGGCTCCGGCATCAAGACGCAGGTTATCCAGCTAGACTTTGGCGGCGTTTCGGGCCAGCCTGAGCAGCTGGTGACATCGGGCAACCCGATGCCCGTTGCGATCAGCGCAACGCCGTTCGTGCCATCTGCGGGCAACACGTCATCCGTGCAGCTCGTGCCCGGCCAGGTGTTTGTCGGCACGATTCAGGCCAACCAGAACCAGCCGGTCATATCGGTCGATATGTACTCGGACCAGCCGATGGTGCTTTGGGTGCAGCAGTACATTGACGCGGCTGGTCAGCAGGCTATCCCGCCGATTTACCCGAACGGCTTTGCTGCGCCAACGCTCCCGAACACCGGAATGTCGTATGCCTTCGGCGGCAACGGTAACTACTATCAGGTGTTCTGCCAGAACGTAGGCCAGCAAACTACAACAAAGTTCGTGGTTGACAGTGGTAGCGGCACGCTTGCGCCGATCACTGCGCTGGGTAACGCGCCGTCCGCGATCAACGAGATCGGCGGCGTGGCCGTCAAGGGCGGCGTGCTGCCGGTCACGCTGGCGAACCCCGGCGACATTGCTGCTGCGAACGTGGTTCGGCAGGTTCAGATACTGAACCAGGTCGGCGACTTGGCGCAGGAGATCCCTGTAGTGGGCCGCGTCACCGCTGACATCACCGCCGTGGGCGGCACGCCGTTCCAGGGCACTGCGGTGCCGGTCGCTGTGCAGACCCCAGTCAGCGTCAGCAACTTCCCAGTCAATCAAGCCGTAGCGGCTCCTGATGGTGCACTCGCAACACTTGGGGCAACCACAGACCCGCCCTCCTATGCGGCAGGCAGCAAGTCGTCCGCTATTGCGCAACTGAAGTCGATCAACGACACCCTGCAACAAATCTCGCTGTATCAGCTTGAAACCCTCTCCGTCCTGAATGCCGTACTGGGCCAGCTTCAGGCAAATGGCTTGCAGCTAGGAGCGGCCCCTGTTTTCCCCAACTTCGCCACTCAACTGCAATAAGGATCAATTCACATGAATCCCAACTACACCCCCCAAGGCTGGGCCGCTCGCGTCCTGGCCGCTGCTCGTCGTACTGTTGATGGTGCTATCAGCGACCCTGCCGGCCCGCGCATGTCCGACTATCAAGAAGCTTTCGTGACTCTGCTTGGCGCAAGCAATCACGCTCTGGTTGACGAAGGCTCGTACTTCAAAATCTGCAATGCCACGCCCGGCACTGGTGTCGTCACTGGCGCTGCCGTGGTTGCATTCAGCAACACCACGCCGTACCTGATCATCCAGAACAACGACGCGCAGAAGTCGATGTACCTCGACTACATCCGTCTGACCCACACCGCCGCCTACACCGGCGCTACCGGCCTGCATGCCACGCTGGCAATTGACACGATCAACAACCGCTACGCGTC